TCCCAAATCTACTCAGGATATAACCGACCGCATTTGCGTTTCCACTCTTGTAGTAAAAATCCTTTATGTCAGACGCATTGCTCGTTTCGTTTCTCTCGTATACCTCTACAGCCACATTTACCAGTTCTTTTTCACTGATAAATCCGAATTTCCGCATGATTCCATTAATCATTCCTGCTCACCTCTTAAACTCCATTCTTCAAGCGTGTCATATGCCGCCTTAAGCATCTTAAAAACTGCCACCACATCCGTTTCAAGAAGTTCTTTAAAACGACCACCGACAAACTTCAGTTCCCAGCACGGCTCATGAGAATTGTAGTAGAAATATCCGATACTGTACTTACACTCATGCCCCTGATACTGGTAGTATTTTACAAGGTCAATCGTCTCGTTCTGGTCGTCTGGTTTAAGTTTGGCAAGGTGTTTAGGACATGCTTCAAGTGCATAGTCTCCCATACGCCAGTAAAAATTCAGTTCACTCATTCCGTCACCTCAAAACTGTTCTTGTAGATAATCTTTAAACATTTTATCAATTTGTATCGCAAGTTCAGACAATTCATATCTATCACATACCCACATATCAACTCTACCCTCGTTTACTGTGACCATATTGCGGTATGTAAGTTTAATTGCCCTTGCCGTACATTTATTTCCTTTGCCGTTGTACTTACATTCGGCACAAGGACACGTTATTGACACCATTCAGCCACCTCGTTTCTGCTTCCACACATCTTGCAGAATTTATCTCTCGGTTTCATCATTGCATATGTCGCACAAGGCTCCATGCACTTGCTACAGCAATACGCACCGCTTCTGTCCAGAATCCAGTGCCCTGTCTTGTGTTCTGGCTGTACTGACGGCAATATCTCAATTCGATGCACCGCATCTTCTCCAAATACCATGCCCTTGTTCGTACCGTTTGCGGTTAATTCTTTAAGCGCATCAATCGCTGCATCCGCATCAATCAATCTCATTCTTCCATCCTTTCTGGATAATCGTCATCCGTAACGTTCCGTTTCTCCCACAAATGACAGAAGCTCAGTGTTCTTCATGGTGTGCCTCCCTCAGCCTCTCGTGCCATCTTTTATCCTTGACCTCAATCAGCTCCATGACCGCATCAAAGTCAACATAGTCACCGCCCATCAGCAGGGAGTTACACAGCTCCACATCTGCCATTTCTTCCGTCAACGCTTCCAGACATTCCTGCTCTGTCTTCGGCGTCGGATTCTCTCTCCTCAGAAACCTCGCATATTTAAGCGATGCCTGCGCCAGTTCAGAACACTCTTCCGCTAATTGCTCCAGCATCGCAGGAAGTCCGATGGTGTCTATGATGTCATTCATTTGCTATCCTCCATAGAATCGATACTAACCAACAGGATACATCCCAAACCACTAAAGAAAGTCACAATGCTGTTGATGCCGATTCCCACGATCATACTCAGCAGGCCGAATGTAATTGCGATTGCTCTGCTCTTTTTGCTCATTTGCTGTCCTCCGTAATAACCTGTATATGTCCCCAATACCCATCCGGCAGGTCGGCCAGCTTGGACTCCATGTAGGCGCTGGCTTTCAGAGCATCGTCTGTGACTGCTGTGTCGATGACAATGTCCGCCGGGGTTTTGATCTCAACTTTGTATTGCCTCATTTCGTTTCTCCCAACGCCACGTGTACCAGCTCCCGCATCTTGTTATAGGCGCCATTGATTGAGACAGTGTTTGAATACTCTCCAACGATGTCGGAATAATGGTTCAGGTACCATTCAGCCTTCTGGACATCCTCTGCTCCGCCTTTGTGCTTGTACCTCCACAGGTACTTAAAAGCATTGCATAGGCAGAAGTTACCGACCGCCTCAGCACCAAAAGCAATCTCCATGACATCGATACATTCAAGGGATGTATTGCCCTCGTAGTGGGCGGGGTGGTTGATGGGGTCAATCTCTTCTGCTGAGACGCCTGTCGGAACAAATCTGTCCGGGTAGTCTCCAGACGTGTGGTTATGTGCGCAATCAACGCAAGGCTCCTGCTCACAGCTTTTGGCAACGTATTTGCAATCATCACATGTTTTAAACTCGTATCTCATTCCTCTTCCTCCCTCCAGTCATCCCTGTCTGATGCTGCACTTGCCAGTGCCAGCGACAGAACCGTGACCATACATCCTACAAAACAGCCGATTCCAAAAGCAAAAAATGTCATTCTCCATCCTCCATGTGTTTCTCGATATAGTCAGCGTTCTCTTCCAGCCTCTTCGCCTTGTCTCTCAGGTACTCCACCACCAACTCTACATCGCTCGGTCTCAGCTGGTGGGTCTCGTATACCCATTTCAGGAACATATCCATGTTGGCCTGACTGGCCGGGAAGAAAAGGTCAACAGAAACGCTCCTGCTCCCGATCAAAAGATTCAGCATTTTTCAGTTCCCCCATTCTTTCAACAGACTTTTCCATGTCTGAAATGTGATCGGCACATCCCCGAAGTTCTCGCCGTTCACTCCGACCAGAACGGCCGTGCCTACGATGGTGTCGGCAAAGAATCCGCGTCCTGTTCTGAAATTGGGCTCCAGATTCATGAGCTTGCCTTCCTCGTTGACTATCAGGATCAGGCCGTGTCCCAGATAGACCGTCTCAATCTTTCCGCCAACAGTCTTCTGCAGGTTCTCTAATGTGCAGCTTATATTTGCGATGTGCCCGTATTCTTCATCCGGGCGCTTGATGATGGCTTTTATTTTACTCACTTCTTCCTCCTTTTCTTTTCTCTCTTCCATTCAGCCTCATGGCACTTCGGACAGATGGCCATGCTGAACATACCAGAGCCGTTATACAGCTCCCGGGAAGCAAACGCGTCCCCGTAAGGGAGCTTCTCTCCGCAGCAGGCACAGTTAATAAACTCATCCGGATCGGTACAAAAGAATCCTACTTTCCAGTCATCCGGATACGGGTGTGGGTCATAGCAGTGCCTGTCCGGGTTCCATTTCTGAATCTTTATGTTTCCCATTCACTTTCCTCCCTTTCTTCAATACCTGCGACAACCGGAGGAGCATCATGGTGCCCCTTCCATCTGTCGCAGAAGCCTTCTTCCTTCGTTTCCCGGAACCAGTACATACATGTGGCCCGGATCTCTCTCTTCTTCCTGTTTATCCAGGCTTCTCTCTGCAGATCCCGATCATAATAAATACAGGTCCGGCAGATCTCTTCCCTCACCATTTGCTCACACAGGCCGTGTGAATGAACAGTTCGGTCCCTCTTTTGGTCTTCACATATTCCAGGTCCTGGGCCTCCTCCGCTTTCACTTCCTTCTTACAGATATGGCAGAAGATCTTTTCAGGTGTCAGACCGGCTCTCATACTGGCCCTGTCCGTGTAAGACATCTTCTTAAACCGGTTCAGTGACTTTTGATCTAACATTTCTTCCTTTCCGGGACTGTTTTGTCTACCATTGCTACCGAATGTCTACCGGAGAAATGGCTTATTTAAGCCAAAAACTCGGATTTTCAGAACTCAGTAGACAAAAAAATTTTTTTCGGCAAAGTCCCTATACGTTTTCTTGTGTGCGTTACACAACGTTATTTTTTTTATTTTTTTTTCTTTAGGGGAACCTGTCTACTTTTTAAAGAAAAAGTAGAGAAAACCTTGAAAATAAGCCATTTCTGCGGTAGACAAAACGGAAAAATTTTTGTCTACTTTTTGTCTACCGATGTCTACCGCAGAATGGATCAATGGATCAGTTTCTGGGTGGTATCCTTCTGACGAAGGAAGACCCTTTTGGGTTTCCCGCCTACTTTTCCCTTACCAATACCGATCTGATACAGGTCCCAGACAGCTTCCTTGAACAGCTTGGGAGAGAACTTCCTTTCATCAGATGACCATTCGTAGAACATTTCCTTTATCTCATTGGCCGTCTTTCCGATGATCTCTTCCTCTTCCAGATCCTTGGCAAACTGCAGCGATACATTGTTGTCGTCATGGTACTGGTCGTTGTACTTCTTTACGATGTCCGCCTCTGTCCATTTCTGGTTGTGGTAGAGCCGGCAGTAACCTTCCACGATCAGCCGGATCCAGTATTCCAGGGCTTCCTTTGTGGTCGCCTTACTGATAAAGTTGGGGTCCGGTTTCTCTACCTTGTTGAACATTGGCAGCCAGACGATCCGGCGCTTGTAAGCGTACCCCTTTTCAAAGGATTTGATGTCTGAGTTCGTGGTAAAGTACAGTTTCACTGTAAATGTGGCAGATTCGGATTCCGAATACAGGCGCCTGGTCGATACCGTGTCCGCTGTGGAGATGTTCTTCAGGATCTTCAGCTGGTCGTTGTCGATGGTCTCCGGTTCAATGTCGTCGCCCAGGTTGGCCAGCTTGCCGATCATGGTGACCTTGAAGCGGTCATCTACCAGCTGTTTGATGGACAGGTTGGTGCAGTTCTTCGCGTTGTAGATCTTCTTCATGATCTGCAGCAGGGTCCCTTTGCCGTTTGCTCCGTCGCCCCGGAACATGAAGAACTTACCCAGGGAACGGATCCGTTCCGGATCTGTGATCATGACGTAACCAATGACTTCCATCAGCAGGAGCCGGTAGTCCGGGTCTCCTGACGTCAGGGCATTGATATAGTCATCCACGATCTGGACCGGTTCGGCGTCCGGTTTATAGTCAATGTCGATAAAGTAAGGTGTGAAGTCCGTAAAATTCTTTATCGGCACGAACTGGCCGTCTGTGACGATTCCGTTTCGGAACCGGATAGGGAACACCTCATCCCCTGGGATTATTTTGGACCGGTATTTGATCTGCTTCACGATCTCATCCACGAATCTGGTGGGCTGTCCTTCGCACAACTGGTAAATCCTTCTGATCAGCATCCCGTCCCCGTCATCGGACAAATACTCTCCGTCCCGGAACCACCAGATACAGCCGGAGTAGAGAACCGTCCTGCACTCGTCCATGATCTTGGTGGCTATCCAGTATTTATCGTCCGGTTCGGAGTTCATGTCCACGTCCCGGACGAGGCCGTTGTATTCATCCTCCGGCATGGGTTTCGCAAATACATGGTTATTGATAAAGCGCAGGTACTTCTCCCACGGTCCCTGGTCTCCCAGGGCTTTTCTGTGAGCGAAAAGCGCCTTATTCCTGCCGTCGCCTTCATCCATGCCGGTCATGTCTTTGTATGGGTGTTTCATTGTGCCCAATTTAAAACACGGCGGCATGTACTGGCGGACGTTCTCGTTGTCTATCTGCCGGAGCTGGCCGTTCTTTTTGATGGTCATTCCGTTAGGTCTGGTCCGGCTGGTATGCTGTTCTATGGCAAATCCCAGCCGGCAGACACCGTCTTTCGCTCTGGCGAAGTCGGCAGGCTTCTTAAAATAGAGATGTACGCCCCGTTCTGTCCAGACCGTCATGGTCTTTATGTCAAAGTCTGCAATCAGGGCTTTTATAGATTCCTTCGGAAGGTGGTCTATATCTATGACCACCTCATTGTCGGCTATTTCATAGCCCGCATCGGTGAAAGCATCGGGGCTGTCTGACCGCTCCGGTTTGCTGTTCCCGTGTTTTTCACCTGGGAGATATTCAACATACACTCGGCCACCCCCTCAGTTTTTTGTTGACCAGATCCATATAATGGTCCAGGTCAATCATTTCTTTAAAGTCCGGTATGTCCTTCAGGTCACCATTCCAGATGAACATCCTCTCCGGGCTGTCAGGGAAGTTAACCTGTCCGCCGTCCTTCCGGATCTTGTACAGCTTGGTTGTTCCGGGGTATTCCGGTTTAGCTGCGAATACCCTGTTCACATTGTTCTGCCAGACGCCCGCAGCGTCCTGTACGCCCTGGAAGGTTCCGCCGGCTTTAAGGATGTACTGCCACAGGATGGGCTTATCCAGATTATCCATAAACGTCTTGTATACCGGAGTGCCGTATACCAGATTATCGACCAGCGCCTTCTGGACAATCCTGATATTGTTGTTGGAGAAAAATTTATCTTTGTGGTACTTGTTGACCTCTCCGCCTTTTACCTTTATCTGGCCGTCATGCGTGGCGATGTAGTTGTTCACGTCCTTCTGGATCCATTTGTCGAACTCGTCAACCTCCAGGAGCAGGCCTTCAAATTCCTTTTCCCATTCCTTACATATATAGAGGTACGCCCCGCCCAGCTCCGGATCATCGACGAAGGCAACACCGTCGGTGTTTGCGTTGATGATCTTGTAGCCGGCATCGTGGAGCATACCGCACAGTTTGAAGAGTGCGATCTGGCCATATATGCAGACAGTGGCCGAGGCCATGGGATTGAAGAGTGCTGAATATTTGCTCTTGAAAAGGCCGTATACAGAATTGAGTACCAGCTTCAGGGCACCGGCCCGGACCGGATCAGAATGTTTGATTGCCAGTCTTTCCAGCCGGATGCTGTCATACAGATCCGTGGCGTCCCCCAGAGCCCGGAGCATCTTGATCAGGGAAGGATACATGCTGCCGACGTCGGCCAGTTTGATGTTGCTGGCCACCAGGGGCTTATCGGGAGCTCCATGGAGACCGCCCAGACCGAATACAAAGGTACAGCCGTATGCTTTTATCTTTACGGACCGGCCCTTGCCGGTGACAGCTTCCATGGATCCAGTGATGTCTTCCCACATGTCCCATACTGTGGACGGGATCTCTTCCACGTTGCGCCAATATTTGGCAGGCACTTCATGTTTTTCCCAGGCTACCAGACCGGTATCTCCCAGAAGGATATTGGCTGATAATGTGGTAGTGTTCCATCTGGCGGCCGATGTCCGTTTGTCTTCCGGCATCATGGTCAGCAGGGATTCCTTTGTGTCAAAGTATGACTTCTGCCGAAGGTTGAAGATGTCCACTGTAGCAGCTACGTCGTGCCGGCAGTAGAAGAGCATCTCTTCCCGTTCTGCGTCTGTCAGGGGCCTGCCGATATTGAAATCGACCGATGATTCCACAATGGAGATTCCCATGTTGCCTTCAATCTGTTTCAGGGAAGGATGGGAGACATCAATCTGCTGCATAGTGTCCAGGGACCGGATCAGCGGGCTTTTACGCCCGCTAAACCTTTCCCCGCTGATGATCTTGTCGTTAGTTGCCTTTATAAAGTTCGGCATGCTGGTAGCAGAGTTCATCATCACTGTCAGGATGTTGTCATCGTAGAAATAGTTGTTGTATCCCACCAGTGTCTTGTCCCTGATCAGATCCGGGATGTCTTCAAACCCTGATGGATCCTCTGTAGTCTTCCTGTCTCTGTTGTTCCAGAAATGAGCCACTTCCTCTTTATTCCGGTTCAGGAACACTACCAGTGAATCGAACGCTGTGACTTCAATATCGTAAAATAACAGGTTATCCATTATTATTTCCTCGTTTTAGGGAACTTCTTAATATCTCCATAATAGTGAGTGCCGAAGGCAGCCTTAACTTCTACCATAAGCGGATGTCCGATCAGGGAATCCTTCTCTGAGACCGGGACGCCGTACTTGTCTTCAAACTTCTGGTACTCCCTCTCCTTCTTCTGAGGATCCACGAACCACTGTTTCATAGATTCCATGTACTTGCCGAAGGTCTGTTTTGATTCGTAGGTCTTCCCTTCGTAGTCGTACCGGATCTTGATGAAGTAATCATCTACGATGATCTCTTTGACCTCTGTCTGCAGGATGCAGCCGACCATGTCCTTAGTGAATTTATCCATCTGCTGGACCTCAAACAGGCTGTTGAAGCGATCATACACATAGACGTCCTTCTTCTGGCCGATGCAGTCAGCCAGGCTTTCAAAAGGTGTGCCGAACAGGTCACAGCACCAGCCGTCTACCTTTTTGGCCTTTTCCGGGTCGTCCACATACTTACCGTTTTCGTAGCCCTGCTTGTTGAAGTTCACAATCCTGACTTCCTTCCGTTCTGCGTCCAGGAATGTCATGACCGCCTTTTTGTCGTTGTTCTCATAATCTACAGCTACCAGTTCCAGATCTTTTCTAAGTTCCATATCAGTTCTCCTTAAAATTAATTCCGTTCGTTCTTAACAGTACCAGTGCAAATTCAATGTCCTTCCTGCCGGTGATGGTGATGTGCTTCACCTCTTCCTCTGTGTCTTCCGTCATCTGCCTGACCGCCTCTGTACGGACCTCTCTGGCCTTTACTTCGGCAACTGCGGCAGATACGTCCAGACAGGCAAGGTACTCGGCTTTGTATTCCTCTCCCATGAAGGACATGGTCTCCAGATCCTTCTCTGTCTTTTCCAGCCACGCCACCATGTCCTTTTCCACGGATTTCATGGACGTGGATTTGTTCAGGTGTCTGGGAGACAGCCACCTGTCAAAGGCGTCCGGCAGGATCCGGATGGAATACAGGTCGATGCGCTTGTCCCAGATCTCCCGGATCTTCTGCTTTTTAGCTTCCCGTTCCATCTCGTCCAGCTCCCGGACCTTTTCCCGGAGCTCGCTGTCCGCTTCGTCGATGATGGCGATCAGGTATTTAACCCTGTTCTCAAAGACGTCATACTCTGACAGGACCTGCTTTTTGATCTCTATCCTGCGCCTGTTGAGCTCATCGGTGACCTTTCTGCACTTGGCCAGTTCCTTTTTTACTTGTTTGACGTTATCCTCTGACAGATCTATCGACCGGATATAGTCCGCCGCCATCATGGCCTGCTGTTTGTAGGTCTCATATGCCGGGAAGGCGACTGGAGCAGCCTTAAAGGATACGTCAGGACCTTTTGTATGGTCCCATACTTCAAATTCATTCATGATCAATAAAACCTCGATGATTTGTGGAGCTCTATCAATACAGAATCCTTGTCCCGCCTGTGTACAAAATAGAACTCTTTGCATTTCTGGGTGGACAGGTGTCGGAGATTTGATTCGGCGGGATCGTATCCCCGGCGCCTGTATCGTTTCGCTTCTTCCCGGAGCTTGCGTTCGTCGTAATTGGATTCCAGGAAGAAATAGTCTATCGGCATGTCTTCCGGTGTCTGCACCATGCAGGTATCTGTTGCGTACAATATGTTCAGGCCGTCCATCTGGATAATGTAATATGTGACCGGAACATCATGGACGCCTTCAAACGGTATGACGTGCCTGTGTTTGTCCAGATCAAAAGGGGCCGTGCCGATGACCTTGTCGACCTCATACTGATAAGCTACGTCAGCGTTGGCGTATATCTTTACCCTGGGGAACTCCTTCTGGATCCGCTCCAGTGTCCGGGGTTTGATATGATCGGAATGGGCATGCGTGATCAGGAGAGTATCGACCTTGTAAAGGTCTTCCTCCATCCTGCCGAATGTTATGCCGCAGTCGATCATGATATTGCCTATCCTGACGGCGTTTCCTTTTGATCCGGAAGCGATGACGTTGTAATCTAACATGTTTACCTCTTTCAGGTCTGGGAGCCGGCAGACTCTGTTTCCTGCAGAAAATCGTATCTATATCCTCTGGTCGTAATCTTGCCGTCCTTAAAAACGGTGCGGTCTACGCCTTTGTAGGTTTTCTTCCCCTTATCTTTCCGGGAATCGTAATTGTTGACGTCTATGGAAAACATTTCGTGCTTATCGTCAATATCGATATGGATACTTACCTTATGCTCCTTCGCCAGCTTCCGCAGGGTGCCTTCCAGATAGGAAAACTCTCTGGTAATATCCACCCATGCGTCAGGGATTTTTACATTGTCAATATTCATTTAACCTTCCTCCATATTCTCAATCGCGTTTTTGATCTGCATCTGTGCGTATCTCATGTAACCATCCGCCTCTTCCTGAGCGTCCATTGCAGAAGAAAGATTGTTGTATGCGTTCCTCTGGGACGGTCCGCCGTTCACATAGCTGATATCTTCCTGGATAAATTCCAGATTCTGGCGGAGGGAGTAGAGCCGGTTCTGGATGTCCGTGACATCTTTCAGAAGCTCATTCAGGTATTTAATCCTGTCCACCTCTTTCCTCCTTCCCCTTCTGGATGATGAAGGCATGCACCTCGTCCTCAGTCCATCCACCATACTCTTTGCCGATATGCTCATAGGTCTCCCCGGCGGCACGTCTGGCCCGGAGGTCAGTGATGTCCAGAGGTCTCTTGCCGTCGGTCTTGGCAGGTTCAGCAGGCTTTTCTACAGCCTTCTGCTCAGCATCCTTTTTCAGCCGGTATCCGATTGTGACATCGGTAACGCCGTACTTTTTGGCAATCTTCACGTTGGACCATCCTTCTGCCTTCAGCTTCCTGATTTCATCCATCGGCAGGTCAACCTTCTTTCCCTGCTGGGTCTTCCTCCCGCCCTTTTTACACTGTTCCGGGGTGGACTGTCGGGGTATCACTTTTTCTTCCTCCTTCGCTACGTCCTCCATGGTTTCCTGAATCTCTTTGGCTTCTCCCCTGCTGATAGCTCCTGCTTCTCTGGCGTCTTCCAGAGCCTCCGTAGCAGCACAGACGCTGCAGATTTTCTGCTCCGGGTCACGCCGGGAGATTGCAGGGGTCTCAAAGAACTGCCTTCCGCAGACCGGGCAGATATGGGCCGGATTTGTCTTTGCCTCTTCCAGTTCCTTCTCCAGCTGATGAATCTTTTTGGCAGAAACGTTCAGGAGCTTGTTGTATTCATCCCGGGGCACTACATCAGGCCCCGTGACCAGTGTCCTGTAGATGTCTTTGTCTCCTGCCAGCTTGTCGATAATGTCCATGCTGACAGAACACTCAATCAGCTTTCTGTACTCTTCCAGTGGAATCGTGATACAATCAG